ATGGAAAAGCATAAGATAACCAAATCAAAGCCCACCAGGCGGGAGGTGGCTTACCGACTCTTGGAACAGCTGCTGACAATGGAGCGGAAGGAGCTTCTAAGGCTTTGGCGCGATCTATTCGACCGGGTGCCCAGCCCGGCTCTGCGCCGCGAAACGTTGATCCCAATCCTGGCCTACCGCATTCAGGAGAAGGCTTTCGGCGGGCTCAAAGAGTCCACCGTTCGCAAGCTGCGCGCGTTGGCCGACGAAAGCGTCGCCGGTGAGACTCCTGCCCAGAAGAGCTTGCGTCCGAAGATCGGCACCCGCTACGTCCGCGAGCATGCCGGCAAACTGCACGAGGTCACGGTCCTCGAAGCCGGCTATGAGTATGAGGGGACGACCTACCGCAGCCTCTCTGAGATTGCGCGTGCAATCACCGGCACCAAGTGGTCGGGGCCGGCATTCTTCGGCTTGATGCTCAGGGCAAGGAGCGCAGCGGTATGAGCAACCAGATTCGTTGCGCCATCTACACCCGCAAATCCTCGGAAGAAGGTCTCGAGCAATCTTTCAACTCGCTCGACGCTCAGCGCGAGGCCTGCGAGGCCTTCGTAAAGAGCCAACAGCACGAGGGCTGGCGACTAATAGCCACGGACTACGACGACGGTGGTTTCTCCGGCGGCAACATGGAGCGACCGGCATTGAAGCGACTGATGGCCGACATTCAAGCAGGCAAGGTTTCGGTAGTGGTTGTTTACAAGGTTGACCGGATGACCCGCTCGCTGGCGGACTTCGCCAAACTCGTCGAGCAATTCGATAAGTTCAACGTCAGCTTCGTCTCGGTCACACAGCAGTTCAATACCACGTCCTCGATGGGTCGCCTCACGCTCAATGTCCTTCTATCCTTCGCGCAGTTCGAACGCGAGGTCACTGGCGAGCGCATACGTGACAAGATTGCTGCCTCGAAGAAGAAGGGAATGTGGATGGGCGGCACCGTACCGCTCGGATACACGGCCAAGGACCGGAAACTCATCATCAACGAACCGGAAGCCGTCACGGTGCGCACAATCTTCGACGAGTTTCTGCGCCTCGGCAATGTGCATAGCCTGCATGACTGGCTGTGCGAGAACAACATCATGAGCCGACGGGGTAATCACTTCTTCCGCGGTCCGCTGTACATGATGCTGCGCAATCCGCACTATATCGGTTTGATCAAACACAAGAAGGCAACTTATCCTGGAGAGCATCCCGCCATCATAGATCGCGGAACCTGGGACAAAGTGCAGGCGGTGCTCGACGAAAACATTCAAGGCAAGCGGCGTAAGGTGCGCGCCACCAAGGAGAGTATTCTGACCGGCATTCTTTTCGATGCTATCGGCACGCTCTACACGCCGACACATGCCAACAAGAACGGCCGCCGTTATCGCTATTACACCTCGCAGGCCGTAATTAAGAAGATCGGAACGAGCAACGCCCCAGGCCGCATCCCGGCGCATGATCTCGAAAAGGCTGTGGTTGATCGCATGCTTGAATGGCTACAAACGCCTACCCAGTTGCTTGCCGCGTTTCGTGATGAGACAACCGTGGCCCCGCCAGAAGGTATTTTCGCGCAGATCATTGCGCAAGCTGCTGCGACGGCGCAGAGTTGGCGCGAGCGCATCACCGCGGACCGCGCGCAGTTTCTAAGGACTGTCATCGATCGCGTTGTTATCCACCAGACTTACGTCGAGATTCGCCTGCGCGTGCCAGCGCTCCTCAATGAGATTCTTGGCTGCGGTGAAATTTCTATCGATCTTCCGCAGATTGCGTCGATTGAATGTCCCTTCCGACATGTTCGGCAGGGCCGCGCGGTACGCCTTGTCGTCGGCGATACAAATATCACCACTGACGCCAGCCGCCAGGCCATTCTCAAAGCCATTGCTCGCGCGCGTCGTTGGTACGAGCAGATCACTACGGGAAAATCCAGTAACATCGCCCAATTGGCCGGCATCGACGGTGTGTCTCCCCGCTTTATCCGCATGCAGATGAAGCTGGTTCAACTGAGCCCGCAGTCGATTGAAAACATGATGACCCGACCTGAGTCGCTTCCACTCTCGCTCGACGATTTGCTCGCCTTAATCCCGATGGACTGGCGCAAGCAGTCTCTCGGACTGTCGGCAAAGTCCGCATAACGAAGACGCCAATTCCTCAGTTTACGAACTCCTCAGGCAGCCAGCGGGCTGCTTAGGCTCTTCCGAAACAACCAACACTACCTTTAGTCCAGATCATGCAGTCGTCGAAGAGTCAACTTTCTCCAGTCCCCTTGCATATAGAAAGGGAACTGCCGAAATTGCAATCAGAGAAGTGCCGACGAATCGGCACATATGGCTCCCGCCGGAGAGCCTCTCCAATTCCGTTGCGATTGGGAATCTTGCGAAACTGCCGGGAAATTAACGGTATTGGAGGTTTGTATCTCGTAAGTTGTTGATTCTGAATATAGATGGCGGAGGGAGAGGGATTCGGACTGCCTCTTGGCATTGATAACACTCAACTTACTGATTTTAAACGACGCTACAAACGCTCAAAACTCTAGATTGGACGATTAACTGCACGTGTATTGCACGTGGCGGATTAACAACTGTTAATGTACGAATCTGGCGGAAGAGGAGGGATTCGAACCCCCGATACCGTTTCAGGTACGTCGGTTTTCAAGACCGATGCCATCAACCACTCGGCCACTCTTCCGCTGATACCAAGATACCAAGAAAAGCCCGGCTCATCACCGGGCTTCCCTTATACCTGAAGTGCCTTAATCACTCGCTCGACCTCAGACTTTGCAATCCTCATCGACCGATACACCCTCTTGCGCCGCCCGGAACGACACGGAAGCACGATGGCTTTCATGTGGCCCCGATCTACCAGGCGGCGGATGGTATCCACCGACCAGCCCAAGCGCCCAGACACTTCTTTCACTGAGTACCACTTTTCATTAGCATCCATGACCTGTCTCCAGATTGAATGCCTCTCCCTTTCGGGAGAACTGAAAAGCGCATACGCGACTGCCGCGCAATATGTCTACGACTAGGCCGCGACACCCTGCGCTTCACCCGCGTCTGTACCCTCACCCCTTGCGGGATGAGGACTTGCCGACCATTGTACTCTTTCTTGTGATACTCTTGTCTGTCCTCTATAGGTATCCCAAAATATATCGCGCCGGATATTCCGCCGACGATATATCCTTGATTTACTTGAGGTTACTGGATATGACTGGTATGCCGCACCGTCCCTCGTCTACCGACGGGCATCCTTCTGTTTCTCTCCTCCTCGCTATTGCTCTTCGTCCCTCCACCCTACCGGGCTTGCGCAGAAGGATGCCCGTCGCTCTCGCTCGCCCCTATCGGGGTACGCTACCGCTAGGACGGTGCGGCGACTGATATGACTCAAGGAAAATGGAAGCCAACTCCATTTTGGGCAGATTTCCTGGCAATATTCGTTGTGGTTGGCTTTATTGCTTTCCTTATTTCCCTCATCTCCGGTACGAGCCGCCTCGAATTATTCGCAATCGCTTTGATAGTTACTTTTGTATGGACGCTCATTCGACAGCATAGAGAACGGAAAATGCATCCTTACAGCTGGCCCGATACAGATCCGACCCATGAAGATCTGAGTTTAGCTGCAGCAAATCTAGAAAAAAACGAGCAAGAAGAGAAACAAAGGAAGCAGTTACAACACGAAGCAACTGTTAAGCAGTCCGACAAACACCTTAACGAAGTATGGGAAGAACGGCGTAGGCGAATATCCGAAATTGCGGAGCTGGAACGCCAGTTGCGGGATCTTAAGAACATAGAAGGAGATGTGTCGGAGGACAATATCCTATGAGCGAGTGGGATCCTCCCGAGAGTTGGAACGACTACGTCGAAAGGCGCGTGCATATTCCAGACAATTGCGCTTGGGAAGACCGTCAGCTCTTTTTGAAACCAGCTCGGCAAGAGTGGGAGAAGCAAGAGCGAGAAAAGGTCGAACACAGAAAGGCTCTTGAGAAGGAAGCAAAGCAACATCAAACGACCGTGGATCAGCTTCGTCTACAAATCGAGCGCGAAAAAGAACGCATCCGTCGCGAGGAAGGCCGCAAGCGCGAACGCGAAGCAGAGCGCGAACGACGCGACCCCACCCCTGTAATCCAGTCAGCCAATTACCCCACGCCGATACCTTCAAACGTCCGTGCACAGCATATTTTTATTCCAGGTATGACGCAACATGGGAAATCTACCCAGATACTTCAACTCGTCATGCACGACATCGCACATGGCAAAGGCGTTGCAGTCCTCGACCCCAAAGGAGGATTGATAAGAGATATTTGTGGGCTTCTCCCCGAAAACCGCGTAACAGATTGTATTTATCTCGACCTCGAACACCCGGTCCCCCTCGACATCCTTGGCGGAGTATCAAACCCGGAGTTTCTCGTCGGCGATCTTAAACAGATGGTATTGCGGGGCGACACGACGCTCAAGCGGGCAGAGCCGATACTCACCCGGCTCATTTACACCCTCCTCAAGGTTCCCGGTACATCCTTCACTGACATCGAGGACATCTTCACTCTTCCCCGGCGAAAGCAAGCAATACTCGACGCACTGAAGACCATCGATCCCACACGATGGGAGTATTGGCAGAACAATTGGCCCGCGCCAAAAGAATACGAGCCGCTCACGTCGCGCATGACGGACTTCACCCAGAACGACAGTCTGAAAACAATTCTCAGCGGCGGCGGATTGAATATATCCAAAGCCATGAATGACAAGCGGATTATCCTTGTTGATCTCGGCGGCATCGGCGAGCCGCGAGAGATTTACGGCGCACTCCTCGTATCCCAATTCCAACAAGCCGCATTCAAACGAACAAAGCTCGACCCCTCAGAGATTATCCCTTACCACTTATTTGTGGATGAGTTCGAAAACTTCCAGACATCATCCTTCGCCAAGATCTTATCTGTGGCCGGCGGATTGGGATTGAGGCTTACCGTGGGCAATCAATATATCGACCAACTCACGCCGGACATTAGACACGCGATCTTCGGGAATGTGGGGACTTACATCATCTTCCACATCGAAGAACAACTCTCGTTATTTACAAACATAGTCCATCCCTACAACGTGAACCATCTCGCGCGGATACCCAAGTACCAGGCGGTCTTTCGTGTTGCCGGAACCCAGCCGATATTCAAGTGGACAGCCGACAAGCCGCCGATAGATAAACACCGTGCCGAATCAATGGCTGCTCGCCTTAAGGCCAATACTTCCGCTGAATACAGCCAGAAACGCCCTGGGGATAACCCCTCTGGTAATTCCCTTGAGATACCGCATACTGAAGGGAATGACCAAGACCCCCAGCCAGGAGCCCCGCCGTCGCATCACGAGCGCTAAGAGAGAAGCGATTGAACTGTTAGCCGAATACTTCTGCCTGAGAACCAACGATGTCGCGCGCCTCATCCGATCACGGGAACCCAACGACAATGACAAGCGTTCCGTCCGGCATACTCTCGGACTTCTTTATAAAGCAGGACTGGTAAACCGCCTTCCCTATTTAGACTTTGATCGTGAGAGCGGCGGCGTTACCTACGTCTATGGGCTCTCCGATAAAGGCGTGAAGTTCGTCGAGACAATCTGGCCCGATGCCAAGACCTTTGACGAACACTCTCAGAGAACCTTAGACCACGAACTTGAGATTTCCTTTTTTCATATCGCACTCAAGAAATTCTCCACGAAGAATAAGCTGAAGCTCTATTGGCAACAGTCAGACTTGAAGTGTACCGTTTCACCTGATTCGATGTTCGCCATCACCGACCCCGCGAAGCCGGAAGGAAAGAATACCCTGTACTATTTCCTCGAAATGGAGCGGGCGAAAATAGGCCATTACCGCGACGGCGAGCCGTCCATCATGCGCAAGCTCGGGAAGTATTACACCTATTACGGGACGGATGCGTGCGAAAAAGAGTGGACGGACTTTCGGCAGTTCAGGGTGATCGTCGTCCAGCGCACGGACGAGCGCCGCGAGAACCTCTTGAAGCAGTTGAACAAAGAATTGAACCATCGGATGTTCTGGCTTGCGAGTGAAGCGGCGTATAAGAGCGATATTGGCGGGGAGATTTTTGCCACACCGAAAGACTTGAATCAAAGGTCGTACTCATTTTTAACTATCTAATGGACACCAAAAATCCGTTCGAATATCAAAAGGTTTCGCCTGAGCAATCGGCGAAGATACAAGAAGTGATGGCGGCGGCCAAAGCGTTCTACGAAGTATTGCAAACACTTCCCCCAGCTCGCGAAACCTCGTTGGCAATTACCAAGCTAGAAGAGGCCGCAATGTGGGCGAACAAGTCGGTTGCCTTTAACGCATAGCCCTCGCCAGTCGTGATATGCTGGCGGTGATGAAATGTCCGCATTGTCAGCAGAATATTCACGAAGGGTTCGTCGGCACTAATACCACCGGGTGCGGAGACTCCCATTGGACTCTCATGCAAATGGTCTGTCCCGCTTGCTCCAGTGCGATCATCCGCGTACTCCGAACGCAGGGCGCCGTCTACAAGGAAACAATTCCGGTGTTTCCGAAGACCGATTCCTTACGTCCAGTTCCTACCGAGGTCACCGAACCTTACAACCAGGATTTTGTCGAGGCGTGCGCAGTTCTTTCGTTGAGCCCGATGGCCAGTGCTGCTCTCAGCCGTCGTAATCTTCAAGCCATTCTCCGCGACAAGGCGGGTACAACAAAGAGGGACCTCTTCGACCAAATTGAAGAGGTTATCGCTTCGGGCAAGTTACCATCCCATATTGCTGATGATCTTCACGCCGTCCGCAATATCGGAAATTTCGCCGCTCACGAGATAAAGAGCAAGGTCACAGGCGCCATCGTCGAAGTCGAGACTGGAGAGGCAGAATGGAATCTTGACGTTCTCGAATCGCTTTTCGACTTTTATTTTGTTGAACCAACGAGGGCGGCTAAGCGCAGAGCCGAATTAAATAAGAAGCTCAAAGAGGCCGGAAAGCCAGAACTCACCTAGCCTCGACATCTCCCGCCAATCACTCATAATGAAGTGAATCGCTCCCAAAAAAGCGGGGGTGGACATTCCACCACTAACCGTTCCCTCGCCGCCATCTCGGACTGTAATCCAGCCTTTGATGGTGGCGGCGACGGCGGATTAGGACATCTGCGACTTGTTTCTCAATGCGTGCGCTCGGTGGGGGGATTCGTGCGCCTCGCCGATGCTATCAAGCACCGCATGATTGGCGAGTTCCACGCGTTCCGAGTGAGACTCATCCCGGAGGACGCCCTTTTGAACATGACATTGCTCTTGCCTGGGCGCGCTACAAATGGGGCACACGAACTTCAGAGAAAGGTCCTTCTCACTCATATGCTTTTCCTACGCTTACTCGATCCAAGAAAGATGTTCAACATTGAACATCCCGCTAATTATCCGCTGAGTCCATGGACATAAGCATTGGCCGCGATTCAATAACGCGCAACGAGTCCTTTATAGATTCGACCAAACACGTGAACATATCCGGAATGAGCGGCATGGGCAAGTCCACCTTGCTCGTAAACCTCTTCATTGAACACATCCGCCAGGGCAACGGCGGCCTTTTTATTGACCCTCACGGCGATACTGCCGATCAGATCGCCAAACTCATCCCCAAGAGCCGGATGCGCGACTTTATATGGATAGACCCTGATGCTTCGCTCGTCCCGCCGTTTAACCCACTCCATTTCAACTCCCCGGAAGAATTAGAGCTCGGCAAAGAGTCGCTTTTTACAACATTCAAATCACTTGCCGGCTCGGCATGGGGCGACGAATCCGCCAGGGTAATCATCAACGCCATTGACGCGGTATGCGAGTACTATGACCACCCGACCCCCGTTCACATCTTCCGGTTCATGGCAGATGACAAGTTCAGGGAAAAGGTGTTGGCCGCGACCGAAAACCCTTTGCTTCAAATGTTCAAGGAACAGTACGATGAAAAATTGAGGAACTCGGAGCAGATGTCCAAATTCAGTCCTCCGATCAATAAAGTCGGCAAATTGCTCCGGCCGTCCATCATTCCCATCATCGGACAACCCCAATCCCTCGACTTTCTGGAGATAATGAACAAGAAGAAGATTGTCGTGTGCCGGTTTTCAAAAGGACGGCTCGGGGAAGAGATAGCCCAGATCCTCGGTTCGCTCATCGTTTCGATGGTATCTATCTCCGCGCTCAAGAGAGAAAAGCAGAAAATCCGGCCGCCATTCATGCTCGTGGCCGATGAGGTTCACAATTTCATCCACGGCGGCAGATTCGGGACTCTCCTGGCCGAATCACGCAAATATGGCATCACGCTTGTCTTGGCCTCGCAGGGAATGTACCAGCTCCCATTTGCAAAGGACGTGTTCTCAAACTGTCCCACGCAGATCACCTTTAACGTTTCCGGGGAAGACGCCCGCGCAATCCAGGAGAATTGGAACGAGGAACAGATCCAGGCAACGCACATCACCTCCCTTCCGCGCTACCAGTTCTACTGCCGGACGATCACGGACGCGCCCGAAGCTCGGAGAATCATCGGCTGGCCTACCATTCAAAAACGCGGCGACGAAGCGAACGCAACGAAACTCATAAAGGCTTCGCTTCAACGCTACGGAGCAAAACGGAAAGATGTGATTGAAAAGATAAATCGCTTCCTTGCGTCTTCAGCGTAACGGGCGCGCGTACCTCACGAAAATCCCCGCGCGAATCCATAAGCGTCGGCGCATAATCATTTACATGATGCTCACGATAAGCCACGGCCTACCGACGGACATTCGCGACATCATTGTTGCGGAAGCAGGGGGAAGACAAAATAACACTCAAATCATGAATACTAATCAATTTTCGTTGGCGAACCGGAAGCAGCTTGCCGACATATTAGCAGACAAATATGACAGTCTTCGCTCCAAGGCGAAGAACAAACTACGCGAGAAGCACCAGGCGCTTTATAGCAAGCTCCTCGATGAATCTGCCGAGAAAAAGGGCGCGTTGAAGTTTGTGGAACAGATCAAAGTGGCTCGCCAAAAAATCAGTGACTTGGAGCACGAACTCCTCATGCTCGGATTTCAGGAGAACCACGGTGATCTCTACACGAACGGCGACGTAGGAAATACCCTCCGCAGAAGCATTGAGGCTCGGGTTGATAAAGAGCTTGGTACTTCAGACGGTATAGACGCCCGCTTCGATAGCCTTCAGCTCGCTATGATGACGGTCGCATCACTTGAAGACGCGGACAAACTATTGAAATCCGTGACCACGATTCAGTAAATTAACCCTTTTCCCTGCGACGCACAAAGGAGATTGAATGACCGCATTAGAAAAAGCCGCTGAACTTCAGGATGAGGCCGTGAACATCCTGCTTGCCGAGCGCGAGCAGATCGACGCGCGCCTTGAACAGCTCGGGCATAATAAAACCGCGCTTCCGTTAAAGAAACGCGGTAGACCCGCCAAGATCAGCGAGCCTTTTGTCCTGCACGATACGATTCAATCAGCTTCGCCTTCAACCCCTTGAGGACCCGCCTCCGGTGTTCCTCCTCCGATTCATCGGGAAGCCGAACCGACACCTCATCGTACCAGGCATCAACCGAAACCATATACTTGACTGCTATCGCAGAAGAGTTATCGTCTTGATAGCTTGTCGTATTTGTTTTCGGTTTTTCTTTCGACGCCTCGGCCATGTGCTGGGGCGTTTTACTTTGTCCCACTCCATACCACTCGGAGAGTTTTTGCGCCGCGTCCTTTTCCCGGCATCCTTCCATCAGCGCCACGAAGTTGATGACATCCCCACCGCGCTTGCCGCCGTTGTTCGCGTTGCAGGAATCTGAGAAACACCGCCAATAGTTCCCCGCGAGGTTGATTGAAGCTTTTGGCATTGTCCCCCTGTTTGTGGGTTGGCAGCGGACATGCGCACGCGGCATACTCGCCTTTGAAGCGCAATGCGATCTTGTAGCGCGCGAGAACGTCCGTCAGTTTGATTTCCTTGATGCGGTTAAAGTCGAGCATGACTCACCCCTTTCAAATAGCCTCTTGTAGCATAGGAAATATAGGGGTTTTTACAATACCGGACTTATCCCCAGGCTGGGCTTGCAATCCTATGGGGCGGCGGTATTATAAGGAAGTGGTCAGGTCGAGCCACAAACTAATAACTTAAACCATGTACAAAGATTACGAATTGACGGGAACAGAGATGACCTATCTCGCGCCCCGTGTATCGCGCCTCCGAAAAATCGCCGAAGGAATTGCCTTCATCGTGCTGATAGTCGCATTCGTTAGCTTGTTGATTTGGATAGCGTCGATAGTCGGATAGAACGGATGCAAAGCGAGGGAGGGGCAATCGGCATCGGTTCACCTCTCCCGCTTTATCGGGAAATAAACTTAAAGCAATTACAAACCATGAACATCATCAACTTTCTATTGAGTGGTCAGGACGACTTCGTATGGTGCCCGCAAGGAGCGCACGTCGTCTTGCATGACGGCTTCGACCCCCGCGCTGGCATGTGCGGAGTGTGCATCAGCGAAGCGATGGCAGACGCAGGAGATTACTTTTCACGCAGAGGATTGGTCGCCTCGGCGGAGGAACAAAATTACAACGACTAACATGCACACACCAAATAATGAATGTACTTCGGATTGCCGCCGCGACGGTTGCCCCACCGACCACGATTATGCGAAGGAGCGGCAGTTCATCGAAATGGGCGCAGAACAGATGCTCCGCCCCGCTCCCCATCACCCTCTTTACTTCCCTGAAGAATCCCCCCGTGAAACAAGAAATAAGGAACTCCAATCAATCGTCGGACAAAACATCGAAGCATCACAATAAAGAATTAAACTAAAAGAATGATTACATCACTCGAAAAAAATCAGTTCTTCGTGTTCGGATCTAACATTGCCGGGCGTCATATGGGAGGTGCCGCGCTCCAGGCAAAAGAGCAGTTCGGTGCCGAGGAGGGAATAGGCGAAGGTTTGACGGGACAGTGCTATGCCTTTCCTACACTTTACAAATCCTTCAATTATGGCGGATTACAACAGCGCATGAAGCAAGAACTTGAACAGTCAGTCAAGAAGTTCTACGCAACCGCCCGCGCGCTTCCTGAAAAGGAGTTCCTAATGACTCCCGTAGGCATAGGCATCGCGGGCTATGAACCCGAATACATGAAATCACTATTCACTAATCCTCCGGCGAATGTCGTCCTGCCGGACTGGACTCAAAACAATGAAACTCATCATCACCCGTTCGTTCAGTAAGACAAAGCAGGTCCAGTCGTTCGAGCCGATCAATTCCTTCTGCTCCGTCTCAATGGAGTATGAAGAGGATGAAACGCCGAGCGATACCATCATCAGTTCATTCTCTGAACATCTCGATAAACTTGTCCGGCAGGAGGTCGAACGGACGATAGAGAACGAGATGAAGAAAGTCGAAGTAATTAAACGTAAAAATACATTCTAACCATGAAATATCAAAAACAGCAGTCAATCGGTGGAGCGTGGGTAAAAGGAGCAGAAGTGCAGTCGGGTTCGCGGTGCAAGCTGATGAGCGAAACCGTCCCGATGCAGAGCCAGTTCAAGAACGAGAAGACGGGCGAAGTGAAGACCCAGGACGTGGCGAAAGTTCTCTTTAGCGGCGACACGGAAGAGAAGAACATCAGCCTGAACCGCGCTACGATAAACGGCCTGATAGACGCGTTCGGTGATGATTCGGCTTTGTGGCAGGGACAGGTCCTCACGGCTGAAACAGAGAAGGTGCGCGTCGCGGGCAAAGCAGTAACCGCCGTTTATCTTGTGGCAGACGGATATGAGCGCGTGGACGACGAGAACGGCTATACCGTGATCGTGAAGAAGGGCACGCAGGTCGGCGCACCCGAAGAACTGCCGAGCATCGACTTCTAACCATTCAAGGGTCGCCATCTCAAATAGGCAGCGGGGCAATAGAGAAGGTACGCGTAGGCGTCATGCCGACCCTCCCCGAATAAAATCATGAACGATATTCAAATTACATCACTCCAAGCTCTATCGAAGGTTCATAAGAATCTCGGCGCGCGTCAGGCCCTGGTACTTGAATACTTGAGAAACGCCGGGCCGCACACTAATACCGAAATCGCCCACGCCTTGAATCTTCCCATCAATGTAATCACGCCTCGCATAAAAGAACTTCGCAGTGAACAACTGGGAAGTCTTGTCCATGAAGCAGGCGCGCGGCACTGTCAGATCACGGGAAATATGGCGAAAGTGTGGAAAGCCAAGCATCCAGTGTTGCCGCCGGCGTTCAAGCCGAAAGAAGACGCAGAACAAACTCTTTTCTAATGCCAGTGAATCACTTCATAAAACTCAACAATCAGACAGAGATAGATCTTCCCAAGCTCATCGAGAGCAAGCTTCTTGTGCAGGCGAACTCCGGAGGAGGAAAATCGTGGGCGCTTCGTCGTATCCTCGAACAATCGCACGGTAAGGTCCAGCACATCATCCTTGATTCAGAGGGGGAGTTCGCTACGCTCCGGGAGAAATACGATTATGTTCTCGCCGGCAAGGGAGGAGACACGCCTGCCGAACCCCGTTCAGCAGCGCTACTCGCCCGCAAGCTTTTGGAACTCAAGGTCTCCGCGATCATCGATCTCTATGAGCTTCACCCACAGGAGCGGAAGCGTTTTGTACGACTGTTCCTTGAATCGCTTATCAATGCACCAAAGGACCTCTGGCACGATTGCATCGTCGTCATTGACGAAGCACACACGTACGCGCCAGAAAAGGGTCAAAGCGAAGCGATGGACGCAGTGATCGGTCTTTGTGCTCTCGGTCGCAAACGGGGATTCTCAGCTATCCTTGCCACCCAGCGCATCTCAAAATTGAGCAAAGATGCAGCGGCAGAGTGCAACAACAAGCTCATTGGCCGGGCATCACAGGACATCGATATGAAGCGCGCGGCGGACGAGCTCGGGTTCACTTCCCGCGAGCAGATGCTGTCATTACGAGCATTGAAGCCGGGCGAGTTCTATGCGTTTGGCCCTGCAATATCCGACGAAGTCCAGAAGGTTACCGTTGGAGACGTTCACACCACTCACCCAAAGGTGGGTTCACGATCACTCACGAAAGTCGTGCCTCCCACAGATGGGATAAAGAAGATACTTGGCAAGCTTGCAGACTTACCCCAAGAGGCAGAGAAAGAAGCAAAAACGGTGGACGAGCTACGTCTCCGAATCGTAACGCTTCAACGCGAAAAGAGCATCCTTGAGAAAGCGCCGGGAGCGAATCCCGTTGCCATAGAAGCAGCGGTTTCCAAACAGGTTGAAACCGTCCGTAAAGAGATCGAACGGAATGCCAATCAGGAGATTCAAAAAGAGAGAGATGAACAGACGAAAACGAACCGGGAATGGCAGGTCCTTCTCAATGCTTGGATCAAATATGCCGAGGATCTTAAAAAGGTAATCACCGCTCTCGGTCCCATAATTACAAAAGTGGAGGGTGTCAGTTCTCCCGAATCAATGGCTCTCGAACTCCCTACTAAGCAGAAGCTTTCGATCAGTTCTCCCGTCGCACGGCCACCAGCGTCTGCGACCGCTAGTCCCCACAGAGTGGAGCCGGCAACATCTGCCTTCGATTCTGGTCTTACCGGTCCGGAGCAGCGCGTATTGAACGCTCTCGCCTGGTGCGAATCCATCGGCAACCAAAAACCACCAAATGAGCTTGTAGCCTTTCTTTCCGGCTACAGTCACTTCCGCTCTACCGGTTATACGAACCCTCGGGGCTACCTCAAATCGAAAGGGCTTATCGAATACTCCGCCGGTTCGGTATATCTCACCGAGGAGGGAAGACCACTCGCGTCCAGTCCGGATGTTCCGCTCACGGAGGAAGCGTTGCATCAAGCAGTCCTCGCTAAGCTTGACGGTCCCGAACGGAAATTGCTCTCGCCATTGTTGGAAACATACCCGGAGGGAATCTCAAACGTCGACCTCTGCGCGATGGCAGGATACATGCATGAACGCAGCACGGGTTACACGAACCCCCGCGGCCGGCTGAAGTCTTTCGGCCTAATCGATTACGACTCGGGAAAGGTCAAAGCAAAATCGTTGCTCTTCTTATGACCGCCCGCATTGATTTCACCTACAACGGATGGGATTGCTGGTTTCACCCGCTCCAGGGATGGGGCGCGATCTTGAGCAGGAAGGGTGAGCGGCCAATTATCATCAGTCGCGCGGCAACCAAAGAAGAACTGCTTATACGAATCAGCGAATGTTAGATCTGATCCGTGAGCGATACCGTTAGCACTGGAACTTCATTCTTAAATGTGGACTGGTTTAACGAGGCTTGTGCTACCTTCCATGACTTGCCATGCCGGGTAATAATTGTCCCGGAGGGATAGAGTGGTACGATACCATCCTCGTCAAACTCAAGCTCGTTGTTCTCATCTTTCGCGTTATATCGATACAGGACTTGCTGCGCGCGATTCTTGACCATGACCCAGTTCTCCTTTGACAGTTGATTTAGGAATTGTACTCTTAAACTATCCCACCGATATGCCCGGCCCCCACTACATCAGCCAGGAATGCAAATCCAAGCGCCACGCCGATTGCGACGGCTTCGTCCCGCGCAAGGAGTGGAACGACCATGACCATCCCTGCGAGTGCGACTGCCATAAACCAAATTACGAAAAGGAATGAGTTTCGGACATCACAAGTACAGCGCGCGGCCGGTGAATGAACATCAGAAGGCTTTGAGGTATACCCAGACCGTTGTGAATGCGATGATCCGAGAAAGGGACGCGGGCAAAGCGTGTATCACCTGTGAGAAGTTTCTTCCCTTGAGCGCGGGACACTTCAAGACATCAACAAACGCCGCGACCCAATACCATCCTCATAATCTCCACGGTCAATGTAATTCCTGCAACGGCTACAACGGCGGAATGACTTGGGAATATGGGAAGGCGATCGTGAGAATGTACGGAAAGGGATATGACGACTTCCTCACGAAAATCGCCCGGCCAAAAGAGATTTGGACGACCGAAGAATTGGAACAGCTCAGGTCAGCGGCGAGAATGGGACACAACGCGTATATACAGTTTTATAAAACGCTGCGCCCGCACCATTTTCCGATCATGGCTTAAGGAAGCTTTGACCGTACGAATAACTCTAAACCTTTATCCGTGACGGTTGCAGAGGGCACCAGCTTCAAAAACAACTTTCGCGCCGTTGGTTCATCGGGAATCGGAATTTTCTTTCGCTCCGCTCCGCGCTTGAGGATCACGTGTTCGCCGGAATTAGAAACAACTTTCCACTCCTTCACCATAGACACCTCCATTGACAGATTGCACAACTATTATACGCTTAGATCATCCCTATGACATCCAAGAAGTTCAAGTCAGCGCTCCGCGCGCTCTGCATCATCTTCCTCGTCGTTATTGAGGCCGCCGCGATCTACCAAATCCTCATCCACCAATTCTAATGACACTTTGGGAAGTATTCTTTGCAGGAATCATCGTCGGCGCGTTCATTATGTACAAACTTTGCACTTTCTAAATGCCGAAGAACCCCAGGCAACATAAGCGCAAGCCGCTCCAGATGGTTATCAATGAGCGAGTGCTGGGCGTTCTTGAAGACCCGGATGTTATGGAATACATTCTACGCAAGCTTATTCGCCGCCGGCCATCCATCAAACTTTGGAAGACGACAGATGATGCAGTCTATGTGATCTCACTTCCATGGTGGATATGGAAGATATGCCTATGGATCGTGCTCGCGCCGGCAACAAGAGAACTACCAAAATCCAATGGCACGACCTCCTAAATACAAATCAGAAGATGTATTCAATACTGCGGTAAACGCCTATTTCAAGATGTGCGATGAAAAACATCTCATGCCGAATAAGGCCGGACTTTGCTATGAGCTCGACATCAGCCGTGATACGTATAACGAATATAAGAAGCGATTTCCCGACGCCTTAAAGCGTCTTGAGAGCTATATCGAAACGGCGTGGGTACAGCGGCTTGCGGCCAACGCCGCTACGGGAGCAATTTTCTACCTCAAGAACGCTTTCAAAGACGATTATCGCGATCGTACTGAGACGGACATTACTACCGCCAATCTTCCCTTCAATCTAACGATCGTTCAAAAGGATGGAGGACAAAAGAATTGAGCTATTCGGCCAGCAATTCGCCGCGTTCAATTTTCAAACGCAATTCGGCGCTGCAATAGCGGGAGTCCAGTCGGGAAAGACATTCCTCGGTTCCATTTGGGCCGGCAAGAAGATACAGGAGTTTCCAAAAGGGAACGGCATCATCGGCGCGCCAACGTACAAGATCCTCCAGCAATCCACCCTCGACAAATTCTTTCAGAACTTCCCGATGCTCCGGAAGTATTACAAGGAAGCAAAGGGCGAGATCGAGCTTCCCACGGGCGGAAAGGTTTTCGTTCGATCGTTCGACCAGCCGCCCGGCGCTGAGGGCATCACGGCCAACTGGGAATGGGTGGACGAAGCCGGCCAGATGCCCCGCCTTGCCTGGACGATTCTCAAGTCGCGCGTCGCCATGACCGGCGGCCAGATCCTCATCACCACGACTCCATATTCCCTGAACTGGCTTCACGAGGAGTTCTATCTGCCGTGGCAACGGCACGAGGACTCGCGCCTCTCGGTATTTACCTGGGCATCCATCGACAATCCCAACTTTCCCAAGGAGCATTTCGAGGCAGAAAAGAAGCGGTTGAGCCCGGAGGAGTTCGCGCGCCGGTATTGCGGAGAGTTCTCAAAGATGGAGGGGCTGGTCTATGACCTTCCGAAAGACCAGATCATCGTGGCCAGGCCGATCAACGTGCGCGATGTAATTCTCGGGTTCGACTTTGGATTCCATAACGCAGCCGCCGGCGTCGTCATCAAAATAGACAACGACAGTAACTATTTCCTCACAAACGAGTATTACGAGTCAGGGAAAGTCCAGGACGAGATAGAGTCAGATCTCAAGAAGCTTCAGCTCGAAACGAACTTCCGCGACGTGTATCCCGACCCCGCCGAGCCGGACCGCATTGAGAACATGAAGCGGCATGGATTCTACGTGAAGAACGTCGATAAAAACGTCGTCCTTGGTATTGACCGTGTCCGTGAGCTTATACGCAAGCGCCAGCTTTTTGTTTTTGACACGTGCAAGGACGTCATCGACGAGTTCAACAGCTATCGGTACGACCCGGAAAAGCCGAAAGAAGAACCCATCAAGATGAACGATCACTGCATGGACGCTATCCGTTACGCGGTTTACAACCACAATGCGAAGTCCATGCCGATGCCCGCACCGACTATCGGACTCATCCGACCGTTCCCTGGAATGCCGGGGTGACGACTACGACTTCGCAGTAACATCCAAGCGGTAACGCTTACCGAATAAATCTTCGACTTCAATTCTCACTCGCATTTCAACGGGTCGCGGTTTCTTTATAAATGCCTGAATCTTCGCATCTACTCCGGCATAAGGCGCGAGAATGAGTGGCGTTCGATTGAGACTCTCGGATGCAGCGCCTATTAACGGAACCGCGAAGTAGTACTCGCTTTCCATCTCCTCCCAATCTCCCTTCGCTCGCTTACACAAGAATCGATACTCGCGTATGGCATTAGCCCTTGAACTGACGTTATAGATCTCAACTACGCCACCGAACATAACGGAATAACGAGGGCGCGAGCAATCTTTCAGCGTATACCAATCCCCTTTCCTAGCCTTTATCTTCAATCGCGGATGACGGTCGTAGAGTACGTACCCGAGTGCCACAATAGAGATCGCGAATGGGCCAAAGAACTGGACGAATTTCCAAACAAACATAAAGTCCCACCACGCTGGCAATCGCATCGTTCACCTCGCGTCCATTCTAAGTTATCCCCAGCCTTGCACAATTTCCACAACGATTCATAATCAAGCATATACAGGTCGAAGCGTATACATGGTAACTTCCCTCACCATCGACCAAATCCAGAAGAATCATCTCGCCGATCTCAATTGGCGCTTGCGTCGCCATCCGCAATGGACCGCGAACTATGAACTTTATCGGGATACGGTCATCATCAACCGTTTGACCCAGCGGCAGAGCGTCAATGTGCCGTACATGAAGAAGACGCTCAAGACCTATCTCACACAGACAAATTGGCCGGTTGATAACGAGTACGAGGACAAAGGCAATGATGGGCAGAAGGAATTATTCCTGAATGCCTATTGGGAAGCGTGCGCCGATCGCTTGAGGCTCGACATCCTTGAGGAAGTCGATCGCAAGCAGGAATGGCTCTACGGCCGATCGTTCATGAAGATGAACATCCTCGACGGCTGGTTTCACATGGAGGTCATCGATCCGCAGGACGTGTTCGTGGACCGCTACGCGAATCCGTGGGACATTCAATCCGGCCGCAGAATTACCCACATTGGGATCTATCGCACGCTCTCGGACGTAGAACGAAATCCGCTGTATGATGCGGCCTCTGTCACTCGGCTCAAAGAGTTCTTTGCCACGCAAGCCGGACTCATCAAAGCCGGCCAAAACTCACTCGCTGTCTCAGATCGCGCACAGCGTATGAATGAGCTCGGCGTTCCCGATGTGATGAATCCGGTATTGGGAGAGACCTATGTGGAATTGAACGAGTGCCAACAGAAAGTATGGGACGACGCAAAGAAGAAAGATGTCGTCATGGTCATCGTGACTGGGAACGGATCAGAGATCCTCATGCAGAAGCCGCTTGAGGATATTTTGGGTATTAACGTATTTTCATGGGCATCGTGGGCCGGCGATACCGAGCGTACGGACATTTGGAGCGACGGCGGAGCGGATTCGGTGCGCGGATTGAACCTCGTCGCGAACGCACGCTGGAGCCAGAAGGTGGAGAACGGCACACTCGCGAACTATGGGATGTATTTCTATGACTCGACCGTCAAGGAAGGATGGAGTCCGGTAGGTTATGACCCTTCGCCATTCGGCTTCTATCCATTGCCAGGCGACCCGAGCAAGGTCCTTCATCCAGTGCAGATTGCCGAGATGGGCGATGTGTTCAACGAGCTCAATTTCATCGACGGGGAGATTCAGGGCGTATCAGGCGCTACAGCCATCGAGAATGGCGATCAAGACCCGAACGAGGGCGGCGCACAGCAGACCGCCCAGGAGATTCAGATATTGGCAGCAAAGGCAAAGGAACGCGCGCAGAACGTTTCGAAATATCACAAACGCTATTGGGAGGACATCGGGAATATCTTTATCGCGCTTGTCATGGCGAATGGCGGCACGATGGAGAAGCCTACTCTCCACAAGAAAGGCCCGAGCGGCAAGTTCTCCGCGAAGACGCTCGACCTCGCAAAGACGTTCTCGAACGAAGGCTACAAGGTCAAGGTAGGCTCGAAAGCTGATAAGGAATCCGACAGCCTCAAGACCATTCAAAAGATGCAGGTAGCGACCGCTCAGTTCCCGAACAACGTCCCGCTACAGAAGATCCAGAAGCAGAAGACGCTCGATTGGCTCGATCTCACACCGGAGGAGACAACCGAGGTCATGAACTTCGACGACCAAATGCCCCAAGCGTTGCCGGGCGCGCCACCGGGTCCGCCAGGCGCAACACCGCCCATGTCCCCAATGCCTTCCATGCCTCAACCAGTCGGAAAATAAACCAATAAATAATCAAATGCCTCAACCATATACAAATCTAAAAAGCGGGAACGGATCAATCACGACCGCAGGAACCGCTGTGCAATTAGCCGCAGGAGCTACCCCATGCGCGGAGCTCACCATCACTGCCAATGAGAATAACGTCGGCACGATCGTCTATGGCGGTTCGAACGTTGTCGGAGCGGCGAGCGGAAGAATCGGCACTCCGCTCGTCCCGTTTCAATCGGTACAGATCAGGATCGACGATCTCTCAAAGGTCTGGTTCGACGCCGTGACCAGCGGCGACGGATATTCGTACAGCTATCTATTCTAGCCATGAAGAAATTACTCAAATACATCCTTCCGGCGCTCATCTTGGCTTCCTCTATCGGGGTAGCACTTGCCCAGGTATCCACCCCTCCGATCGTAAAGAAAGTCGGTAACAACATCCTTCCGCTTTCCACATCGACCACGCTCGGTAGCTCGACCGTCAATGGTTCATTCAACAACCTCAACATCGCCGGAACGTGTACAGGCTCGGGTTGTGGAAGCTCTGGGACAAGCACATTAACCTATCCACTCAATCTTCCGGGAAATGCGACTGGCACGTTTACTTTCAATACGAAAGTTCAGTTCCCTTCTCCGACGGCATTGGCCGCAGGCGCAACGTGCGGTGTGAGTTACCCCGATTATGATGCAGGCCAATGTCACAACGACATCTATACGGCGGCTCCGTCAAGTACGGAAATTGATTACGGAAGCTATCGGTATAACCATAGCGTCCCCGTCATCAGCAATATCAATGGCAAGTACATTCTCGATAAAGGCATTCCGGGAGGTGGAACGATATTTAGCTTCACGCCTAGCTACTTCAGCATCACAGCAGTCAATACTTCGACGAAGGTCATCACCTACGCAACGACGACCGCACTCGACACGTTCACGGGCGAGCCAGTGACTTACGTCGGCCCAGTATCAACGCTTGGCGTAGGCACACTCTATTACGTCGGTAATCTCTCTACGTCAACCCACACGTTCGTTCTGTACAAGAACGCGGGGCTTACGACAACGAGTACCCTGACATCAGCGGCAGCGGTTGGCGGTACACTCGCGACCCCTGCATTCACCTACGACATCGGGAACTCGAAGCACGAAGGATGGGGCGTGGACGGGATTTACCTGAATGGGCCGAGCAACGGTTCATCGACGGGATTCTATTTCGGTGGCACGCAGGGCGCGGAAGGGGTTGTCCTCAAAAACAGCCACGTAAAAGGTTTCTACTACAACATCTATCAAGGCGACAATGTGTACTTCTTCACCATCGACCAGACTATCAGCGATTTTAATGCCCCGAACATCACTGGGGGCGGACTGCTCTTTGATGATGGGACATCGAATGGTGACGAGGAAATGCGACTGACAAATAGTACGTTTGCGGACGCACAGCCGAACAACAATGCGACGGCGATCAGTTGGGCGGTTCACTTGCAGACTTCGGGCTTTGCCGATTGGGAGTGTTCCGGTGTCGCGTTCGACGATGCGGGAGTTTATCTCGACTGGTATGACGGACAGAACAATTCCTTCCACGCAGTGAATTGCCGATGGGAGAATCCTGGGTCTGCAGGTGGCGGATGGGTTTCTTATGTCCCTATCACAACCAACGCTGGCAACCCGAATACTTCGGTGGACATCGGACTTGCCAATGCTCAATTCCTGAACGACGGCAACGGCGGTGGCAACGCGTGGACGACCATGATGTCGGTCGGTCCGAATGTGAAGGTTAATTTATTCGACGTGTCTGCTGATGCGAATACCTATATCGGTGCTACGACCGTGACTGACTTTATGACCCTCGGTTCGGGCAGTACGGTAACAAGCGTTGGCTTTGCAAATCAGGGAGATGTTCCGGGCGTTACCTATCTCTATGGAACCCGTGCTCCTGTCGCAGGGTTTATGACGAACGCGCCATCATTCCTCGACTCAACACTTGCCCTGACGGGGAACTTCACTTACTACAATGGATTTATCGGTAATCCCACCGTATCCACGGTAAGCTCAACACTTCAAGCATATTCTCCGAATTACCAGGTTTGCAACGGAACCTCGACGGTAAATTACACGCTCCCGACGATAGTAAATAACACCGGCCTTGATTTCGACTTTGCGAATCGCGGAACGACAAATTGCACGATCACAACGAATGGAAGTGATTATGTTTACTACAACAGCGCGACATCCAGCGTGCTGACCCTTACGCCCGGACAAGCGGTGCGAATGATAGATGATGCGACCTATTGGAGTCCGATTGGCGGCCTCAATACCGAACTCACGACTGCGAACACTTGGACACAGGCGCAGACATTCAATGCGGCGACGACATTCAAAGGCGTCGTCGAAGCATCCGGGACACAGTATTATTCGCTCTTTGCTTCGAGCACGGCGACGGTCAGCACGACAGCGATCAATTGGAACAATAGCAATGTGCAGGAAATAAAATTGACGACATCAACCACCTTCACCTTCTCCAATGTGAATGCCGGCGCTCGGTATCTACTCCTGCTCTTACAAGATTCCACCGGCTCCCGGACGATCACATGGCCTTCCACGGTTCAGTGGGCGGCCGGAACTGCGCCGACACTTACGACGACTGCAAGCAAAATGGATATTGTGTCACTTGTTTGCGCAGGAGTTTCGTCGACGGATTGCTATGGCGGTGCGAATCTTAACTACAGCCCATAATGAAAAAAATAGCTCTTGGATTCATCATTCTATTTGTTGGATTCTTCATTAGATCACCGTGGGCGCACGCCGCCGCTATCACGCTGAACGCCACTTCGAGCGCTTTCGCTGGTGCTTCGTCAAACACGACCGTCACGAGTTCCATCACAATCTCGGCCGGGACGAATATGGTGCTGTATGCGAATGTCGGTTATTACACAGCCGCCGCCGGCGTGACTTCGACCGCATCATTCAACGGCGTTCCCATGACGCTTCTCACTTCGTCCACAAAAGCAAATGGAACGGATGTTTATGATGCGGTGTATTACCTCGTAAATCCACCCACGGGAACGAATGTCGCATCTTCTACCGTCAGCTCGGCAGCAAAAGCAATGACGATTCATCTTAATGCGTACAACAATGTGAATCAATCAACCCCGTTCGGCGCAGCGACGACCACCAGCCAAACGACGAATCCTGCCGAATCCGCATCGATCACGACGCTTGCGGTAAACTCGTGGATTCTCGATGGAGCGACTTTTGGGTATACGACAAGCACGACGACGACCTATACGCAGGGCGGATCGCAAACGCTTCTCTTGCAAAATACAACGCCGCAATCTGGGAGTGCTTCTGCGATTGGTTCAGTGACGAGCCGAAAGACAGGCACGACCATTCAGAGCTACACCATGACGGAAACTTCCGTGTCGAGCAATAACCTTCCAGCAAGCGCAATGGTTGTTGCTGAACTTGAAGCCGCACCACCCGTCGCAACTACTTCGGACGCCATATTCTTCGCGGGAGATTAACACCATGCTCGACCAAATCCTCCAAAAACTAGGGCTCAAATCGATCGACGACCTCAAACCGGCCGAGAAGGCAACGTGGATGCAATGGGCGGTCATACTCGAAAAGCGCGACATCACGATCGATGATCTCAAGAAGTTCCTCCCGCGGGAACTAGAACGCGCCAATGTCGAGCTCCGCAGTTTCGAGAACTCGCCGGCCAAGGACTCGTACTACAAAGCGTATGGCGACATCCTCGCCACGCTCACGAAGTTCATCGTCTCTCCCGAGACCGAACGAGATCAACTACGATCCATGCTCAAGAACAAGTATGGAATTGAATAAAAGGTCGCAAACCAAATCACTACTCACATGGATGAAGAAGTAAAAGAGCCGGGCCAGGAAGAGGTCGCCGCTCCGGAAGCTCCGGTAGAAGCTCCGGAAGCAGAGACGCCGACGGAAGAGCCTGCCCAGTAATGGACCAGGGCTCACAGAGCTTATTCGATAGGCTCGTACGGATACAGCCGCAGGATCTCACGACTACCGACATCGAGTTTCTGAAGGCGCGCGCACCGTATCTCTCCGAACCGGAGAGAGAAGTATTCGCGGAAGTGTTGGGGTTCACAGGTGCGAAGCCCGCACCGAGAGCCTCAAAGAAAGCAGAGAAGTAGGTTGTACACATTGCCAAATATCGAACGGCAATCATAATTAAATCAATGCCTAACGTCTAAAAGACACGGCACCCAATCAAATGCCAGAAGATCCTAACCTCATAAAAGAGACGGACGAGGTCAAGCCGGAGACCGAAATACCAGCACAGCCGATAGTTGAGCCGGCTGTCGTCAAACCCGAAGAGACCGTCGATTTCTGGAAACAGAAGTTCGCGGATTCATCGAGAGAGGCGCAATTGCTCGTCGAAGCTGAAAAGCAACGACAGGCAGCCCAACAGGAATCGACAAAAGAACCAACCGATTCGGATCTGAGGACAGCATTCCCGGAATGGGACCTCATGAGCGACACCGAAAAGAGGCTGGCAACCCGCACACTCGGTGCGGAACGCATAGCTGGAAACGCAGCGCATACCGCGCAAGAATTACAAGCTGAACGTTCTTGGAACACGAGCATTGAGCTCGTCCTCGCCTCGAACACTGCCCTTCAGGGCAAAGAGCAAGCGTTCCGACAGTATGCTTCCAAACCGCAGTACAAAGGAGTTCCTATGGAAGTCCTCGTGGATGCCTTCCTCCAGAAAAACGGCAGCGCTCCTGCTCCCACGCCGAAACCGTCCGCGCCAACATTGTTGACCGGTAACGGCGGTCCCCGGACACCCGAAAAGCCACAACACATTTCAGCCACCGATCTCGCGGCGCTTCGCAAGAGCGACGAGAAAGCGTACATGGACTATGTCCGTACGCACGACATCGACGTTGACAATCTGTAG